ATGACTAAGAAAAAAGCCCACAAACCTGGATCAGCCACCATTGCGCTGAATAAACGCGCCCGTCACGAATACTTTATCGAAGATGAATACGAGGCAGGCCTCGCGCTGCAGGGTTGGGAAGTGAAATCTCTGCGTGCCGGCAAAGCCAACATCGGCGATAGCTATGTCATTCTGAGAGATGGCGAAGCCTATCTTTTCGGCGCCAACTTTACGCCAATGGCGGTCGCCTCCACGCATTACGTTTGCGATCCGACCCGTACCCGCAAGCTGCTGCTCAATCAGCGCGAGCTCGATGCGCTATATGGCCGCATCAACCGCGAAGGTTATACCGTCGTCGCCCTGTCGTTGTACTGGAAGAACGCCTGGTGCAAGGTGAAAATCGGCGTGGCGAAAGGTAAGAAACAGCACGATAAGCGCACCGACGTGAAAGATCGTGAATGGGCGGTCGATAAGGCGCGCATCATGAAGAACGCCGGGCGGTAATTCCCTCCCTCTGCGGGCCAGCTCCCCCTGGCCCCACGCTATATTGCTGTTGTCGCTGCTTTTTCACTCGATATGCCGCCAGAATCCTCGTTTCGGGGGCTGGTAACCACCTTCACAAATCTGTTATACTTCAAGTACACATTGGGGCTGATTCTGGATTCGACGGGATTCGCGAAACCCAAGGTGCATGCCGAGGGGCGGTTGGCCTCGTAAAAAGCCGCAAAAAAATAGTCGCAAACGACGAAAACTACGCTTTAGCAGCTTAATAACCTGCTTAGAGCCCTCTCTCCCTAGCCTCCGCTCTTAGGACGGGGATCAAGAGAGGTCAAACCCAAAAGAGATCGCGCGGATGCCCTGCCTGGGGTTGAAGTGCTAAAACTAATCAGGCTAGTTCGTTAGTGGCGTGTCTGTCCGCAGCTGGCGTGCGAATGTAAAGACAAACTAAGCATGTAGTGCCGAGGATGTAGGAATTTCGGACGCGGGTTCAACTCCCGCCAGCTCCACCAAATAAAACAAGGGGTTACGTGAAAACGTGACCCCTTTTTATTTAGTAGTGGCGGCAAAATGGCGACAGACATTTATCCACTAAAGGGACTACCGACGTGAAAAAATCTCTAATTGCCTTATTAATGGTTACCAGCGGTTTCTCCTATGCAGACAAGATTCCGGTTTCAATTGAGAATGTCATTGCTGGCATAAATGCTCGTGAGCATAGTCTTAAAAATGGTGAACTCACTGTCAGATATGACCGCTCAAAAGTGACGCAGGATATGGCTACCGCCATGTTTGACTGGATATGTAATGACTATTTCATGAACAAATGGAAGCCGGAGACAATAAAAAGGGTCACGCTTCTGAACGTAACACGCGATCAAGGTTACAAAATTGATGCTGGCGGGAATGAGTGTAAGAAAAGTGGCTCTATGACTTTTGAACAAGAGAAAGCCTATAAAGCCAATATCATCAAAAACGCTACTCAGTTCTAACGACACTCCATTTGTAAGCCAAATGGCGATAAAGACTCTTCAAAAATTCATGTGCCCTTGTCCGCCTGCAGCTGGATGAGGAGGAGCGTTATTTACTAGGGCTGGCGTAACGATAAACCGCACTACTGTTTCATGAGTGACAAAGGTGCTTCCGCAATTGATATTCTGACACTGGCAGTAACGTTCTTTTGTGCTATCAGTGACCTGAAAGCTGCTCCTGGTGTGAGCTGAGTGTCCACACTTTGGACAATTCATCATCTTGAGTTTCTCCGCTGCCATTAGGTTCTCAATAATGATACACAAAGAATCAATATTGAGAACTTATTTATTCTATTTCTAAATCATCAATCTTTACTTCCAGCTCCAGGCTGGTAGTAAAACCATTATCCGGGCTGACTGTATGTGTCAAAGTTGTAATGGTCCATTCGGCCTCGTCGATAGGCTGCTTAAAACCGCTCACCTTTACTGGCATTTCTGTATAGAAATCTGCCCGGCCCTCTGCAAGCTGCAGGGAGAATGACGCAACACCACGCTGCAGGCGCTCCCATTGCATTTTTGCCGCACGCTCAGCATTACTGCGGTTTGCATAGGTGCGATTTAGTACCAGCACGTTTTCATCCGTTCCTACCAGATAATCACCCTGTTTTGCTTCCTGCTCTTTAGATGTGGTGGTTTTCTTCCGACGGCGCTTAACTTTCGTTGTTTCTTTTTTCATGGGTTCGCGGGTGTGCAGCCAACTGGCAATTACGCCGGTATAAGCGCCACGATCAGCCAGGGTAAAACGATGACCGTCACCGGCTTTACGCTCAATGGAGATAACAGGCAACGGCTTACCGCTCGCCGTTCTTCCCTGCCCCTGCCGGATAAACAGCAGGTTTCCATCCTTAACGGAAGCAATCGCACCATACTGGCGCGCCAGTCTCATCAGAAAACTGGCATCGCTTTCATTGGTCTGGTCCATATGGTCCAGCGCCTTATCTGTCAGGTCTTTATCCAGCGCCATTTTGAGCTTATGCCGGGCGGCAATTTCCTTTACAACCTCCCCCACCGTTGTCTGGTGCCATGACTTTTCACGCCGGGTATTGAGGGTTTCCCGGAAATCAGCACTCCGTGCCCGGATGGTAAGACGATCAGGAGCACCGCTGTGCTCAATCTCATCCACCGTAAATGCCCCTTTTGGGAAAAGCGGCTGGCCCTTCCACCCCAGCGCCAGCTGAATAACGGCACCACGTCGCGGCAGAACGATCCGCCCGTCGGCGTCGTCCAACTCCAGATCAAGCTGGTCTGCTTCAAAACCCCTGTTATCGGTCAGCGTCAGGCTCAGCAGACGTGCATCCAGTACGGTAGTTACGTCCTTACCTTCAATGGTGATACTGAAAGCCGGGCTTTTGCTGTTGAGATCAAAAAGTTCAGAACTAACATTCACTGCAGCATCCCTCCAACCGTGTTTTTAATATTACCTATTGCAGACGTTGCAGAGTTCTGCAGATTACTGAGCTGATCGCTGAGATTACCGAACATATCTGACAGCGACTCATCAACCCTTTTCAGGGTCAGCGTAAACTCAATACGGCGAGGCATTCCGCTTGCAAAAAACTCCGTTTTTGTCTGGCTCAGCCCCTCGATCACAAACATGCCGTAAATGGTCCCGCTCCCCTCAATCAAGGGCCACGCTTTGCCCAGCTCAGCCATTTGCTCTAGTGCCAACAATGACAGCCTGCCGCCGGTGACTTCCGGCAGCAGTACACCAGATAACGTCAGCGAATCGTTATCCGGTCCAAGAAACTGCGTTGATGGTCGGCGGTTCACCCGGCTGTTTGCAGCGTGTCGCCAGCTTCGCTGATACTGCAGCTCCTGATAGGGCACGGTACGCAACATGAAGACATATAACCCAAGCACCATCATCATGATTCATATCCCCCTTGATCACTGAAATTACTGCGCGCTTTAGCCCAGGTCTTACGCTCGCGTTCGTCAAGCTGTCGGGCAACTTCACGGGCAATATCTTGCGCACTCTGCCCTGGCTGAGCATAGATAGTTATCGGCGCGTGAGTTTCAAAGTGCATCACTGGCGGCGCACTGCCGCGCTGGCTTCCGTCGTTGCAGGTGTCATGGGCGTAGCGGCAGCGTCTGCAGAGGCTGCTCCACTACATCCTTATAGTCTGCCTACTGCGGCATATAAACAAAGCCAGCCTGCTAAATCTGCCAGTGCGCCGCCTGCTGGTCACATTTGCGGGGCCGTTCACAATTTCAGGGCCGTTCTCCCCAACAATTCCGAATTGACCGCGCGGAATAATCCCACCACTGTCATACATCCCGGCAAACGGAACGGCAGCAGCCGCTGCTCCACCAATCACCTGCACCTGTGCTTTGTCTTGTGTTTTATTATTTCCGGTCATCCAGTCAGGCAGATAATCGGTGACTGAGGAAAGCTTGCTTTTGAGTGTCTCCCATTTGGCATTAATTCCATTGAGAATGCTGTCAATAATGGCGCTGCCCATGTCCTGGAACTTTGCAGGAAGCGCGGCAACATCAGCCAGGATCGAATTCCATTTATCACTAATAGATTGTCTGATATTGGCCCACGCTTCAGAAACACCAGTTTTTATTGCATCCCAATTTTTAGCGATTAATCCCGGCAAGGTATAATTAAAGAACAGTGACTTAATCCCCTCCCATGCAGCGCTGGCCTTTTCTTTAATCCAATCCCACGCTGTACTTGTGGCATTACATACGGCGTCCCACATTGCCTTAAATTTTGGCCCAAGCGTGTCCCAGTTTTGCCAGATATAAATAGCACCAGCGGCGATCAAGCCAATGACAGCCAGTATAGGATTTGCAAACATCAATCGGCCCAGCCATATAATTGACTTGCCAACTGAACTGATTGCTTTCCCAATAAGACCAAATGCAGATGAAAATTTTAGCCCCATAACCCCTGCGCTCATTCGCACTACTGCCATCGGCCCTAGCACGGACGCCAGCGCCAGTGAAACAACCCCAGCGGCGGTGGCAACAATGGCAAAACCAGCTGCCAACTTAAACAACGCAGAGGTCAATTGTGGGTGTCGTTTAACAAAACCATCCAGACGCGACGCCAGTTCCCCCAACCAGTCAGCCAGCTTCTTTAATGCAGGGGCAACTGTTTCACCGATACTAGCCATAGCATTGGTAAAGGAACCTGTAGCGGCTTCCCATTTGTTACCAAGTGTATTCAAGGAGGCATCAACACGCTCGCGTAGAGAAGCCTGATTTTGTAGCTTTGAAGCCGTTTCACGATACCCTGAGATGCCTTTGGTAATCATAATATTTAGCACCTGCAGCGTTTCCGCATCATCCCCAAAAATACCTTTTAGAGTAGCTAACCTTTTTTCAGTATTAAGCTTTTGGAGTTGAGCTAACTGCGTGTACATTTTCTCCAGCCCGCCAAACTCCCCCTTGCCATCCGTAAAATCGAACCTAACGCCAGTGCCTTTTAGTTCATCATTAGCATCCTTCACTTTTTCTGTATTCATGACGGACTGAAATACTTTTCGGTAGGCGTTACCAGCTGACTCTCCAGCCATACCAGCCTGATCAGCCATAACTAATAGAGGAGCAAATGTCTTAGCCGCGTCCAATCCCTTTTTATGAATAATATCCATCGCGCTGCTGATTTTTGAGAACCCCTGCAGCATATTCCCTGAATCTACCCCCGCGTAGAATCCTTTCTGGATCACGTCCATCAGATTCATCATGTCTTTTTCGGAGGTCTGAGTAGCATCTTGTAACTTAGCCGCAAACTCAGCTGCTGCAGTGGGAGCCATCTGTAACTGCACGCCAAGATAAGCTGCTGACTCTCCCAAGCCGCCCAGGATGACCTGCGCCGACATACCCTGACGGCGTAGCATAGTCATCATGTTCTGAAAGTCGGCTGTTGTTCCCGGCAGCTTATCGCCCAAAGCAACTGCAAGCCGGTTAATTTTTTCAAATTCAGGCGCTACCTTTCCGCCCGGTCCCATCATTGAACCGGCGAGCTGATTCGCTGCATTTTCTGATTCTGAATAGGCTTTTACTGGAGCCAACAACGTCATGCCAGTAGTTACCCCAGCCGCCATCGCCCCTGCACCATTACCTGCCAGAGAGTTCCTTAACTCGCGGGTCTTTTCAGCCTTAGCTTTGATAGCGTTGAGCTTTCGCTGACGCTCGCCAACTTCACGCAGCCTGCGCTCCTGCTCAGCCAACTGTCGATTATACCGCTCAGTTTCTCGTGCAATCCGTGCCGTTTCACGCGCTCCGCCCCCAGCAGATAACCCCAGCCGATAAAGCTCAGCCCTGGCTGCCGCCATCTGGCGAGTTTCCTGTTGCTGTTTTTGTTCAAGACGTGAAACAGCCCGCCACTGAGCCTCAAGCGCCTGCGTTTGCTTTTTTGTCGGGGATTCCAAAGATGACATTTCACGCGTCATCATTTGAGCGCGTAGCCTCGCCTGATCCAGTTCGGCACCAGTACGGCTAACACTCTGAGTTAACTGATCGAAAGATTTAAGCTGACCTCCAGCATCACTAAGCTTTTTAATTTGATCGCGAGTTTGTCGAATAGCTGATGCCAGCTCCTTAGAGCCAGCCTGTGCATTTTTAAATGGGCGGGTTAACTTATCCACCGCCCCCAGAACTACCTGCAGTCGCAGGTTATTATCACTCATCGCTGGCCCCGCTTCGCTGAATGGCTTTGTGTCGCCACTCCAGCACATCAGTCAGCGGCATAACGTCAGTGATGGACGGCGACCAGTGAAAGATGGTGGCAATGTCTGCCACCAGATCATCAACCGTCAGGTTGTCGGCAAACCGGCAAGCACCGACTTCGGCAACAAAAAAGTCACCACCTCTACAGCCATTGCGGTCAGATCGGCGGGGTCCAGCTCCGCCATTTCCTGCGCGGTCAGCGTCGGGGTGGAGATGCGCGGAATAACGGTCATCATCGCGCCCACATCCATATCCATAATGGCCTGCAGACGGGTGCCACGCAGTGCGCCGGACTGCGGCTTACGCAGCGCAATTTCGGTAATTTCCGTTTTACCGCGCATGATGGGCGTATCCAGTTTTACGGTCTTTTCAGTCAGCTTGTCGCTCATGTTCTTTTCCTGTTAATGAAATACTGGCGCGGCTGCCCGCGCCGTTATGGTTAATCAGAGGCCGAGGGCATTACGGTGTGCTTCCATCAGGTCCACGCCGTCAACGATTTCAATCATGTTGACCACATCAACCTCATAGAGCACCTCACCGTTAATGGTCAGCTTCGCGTAGCTGTTGGTGCTGCTGACTTTGGTGGCGCTACTCTCTCCGGTTTTCCACTCGCCGGAATCCACTTCTTTATGACGCCCGCGCACAACGAGCTCAACGGCCTGCACTTCGCCGGTATCGTCACGCTGAATGGAGCCGGTGAAACGCAACTGGATGCCGTCAACGGTGGCCTTGCCCATCTGCTTGAATAACAACAGTTCGGTGCCGCCGATTGAAAATTCCGTGTCCAGTGCGCCGTCATCCAGCCCCATATCCACGTCCACCGCACCGGGCATACCGCCGCCGCGATACTTCTCAAACTTGCGGGTGAATTTCGGCAGGGTCAGAGACTCAACGATCCCCTGCCAGTTGTTCCCGTCGTTGAACAGGTTCAGGTGTTTTAACTTACGTGGTAAAGCCATGGTGTCCCCTTACGCGCTGACCTGGCTGGAGAAATCCAGCAGGTATCGATCGGTGATGCGCTGGCGCAGCATCAGGTTTTCAAGCGGCGGCACTGGCGTGTAGTCGTAGTCAATGGTGAGCTTCCCGGCTTTCAGGGAGTCTTTATCGTTCACCACCTCATCCAGCCAGCAGTCTGCGCCGATGATGTAGCCCTGTGTTTTCAGGCTGCGCAGCTTGGCGCGGATACCTTCGATAATGTCACGGGCCAGCGACGGGTTGAGCACGCCATCCACCGCCCACATGTGCGCTTCTGCGATGGTGTCAGCCAGCACCTGCGCCGTGCGGGTGTAGTTCTCAAAAGCAAACAGCGGATCATCGCTGAGGCAGCGGGAACCCCAGAAGCGGAAGCCATCTTTGCGGATAAGCGTGGTGACGTCGTTCTGGTTGAGCAGCCCCGCATCGGTTGCCGGGTCCTGCAGATCCCAGAACACATCAGCGGAAATGCCGGTGACACCATTCACGCCCACGTTGGACAGGGTTTTGTGCCAGCCGGTCTGCTCGTCAATTTTGGCACGCAGGCCGAGCGCACGGGCGGAGGCGTAGGCCGTCGCATCGGCATTCAGCACGGTGTCAAAGTTGATGAAGTCAGGCCAGATCAGCATCCCCTCGCGCTGGCTGAAATTGTCACGGTAGGCAATCGCTTCTGCCACCGTTTTGCAGCCGTAGGCTGACAGGTAAGCAAACCCGCGCAGACTCTGCGCCACGCTCAGCAGCTCAGTGGCAACCGCCTGCGTGTCGTGTCCCGGCACGCCGAGAATGCGCGGCTTGACGCCGAGCTGCGACTGCGCCGAAAGCAGCGCTTTCATACCCGTTTTTTTACCGTCAGCGGTCACACCGCCGATAATGTTGGAGGTGGTTTCCGCTTCGGTTTCGCCCTGCGCCACGCGCACAACGACGGTCACGGGTTTAGCCTGGTCGGCAATGGCATCCAGCGAGCGGGCCAGCGTGCCGGACTCGCCCGCTTTGCCGCTGGCGGTCAACACATCGGTCAGCAGAACCGGCTTATTAAGGGGAAACATGGACGCATCAGCATCATCGCCGGTGCAGACCATGCCCACGATGGCAGTGCTCACCGTGGTAATGGATCGGGTGCCCTCGTTGACTTCAACAACGCGCACCCCGTGGTGGTAATCCTGAGCCATAAGGCAGTCTCTCCGGTTTACAGGGGGTACGCCTATGTTCTGGTTGATATGCACGCAGCGCACGTTGCGGGCTATGTGTGGGTCATGGCACAATGAAAGGTGAATAAAAATCCCCGCGAATGCGGGGACGGGATTAATCTTCCGGACGCTCAGGCCAGCTAATATCCGGCGCTTTAGAGGTGTCCACTGCCTGCACGGTTTTGATGTAGTTCATCCAGCTAATCAGGCTGGCCTTATCATCATCACTGATGATGCCGAGCTGCAGCTCTGTTTGCCACCCGGTGATTTGCTGCTGCGCCTCAGAAAGCAGAGCCTGCTTTTGCTGTTCTGCGACGGCAATTTCATCTGCATGTTGCGCCGCCGTGTCGGTCACCCACTGGCTACCGTCCCATTTATCATACGCCGTGACAGGTGCCAGTAACGTCAGCGTATCCGGCAATTCGCCGAGAAAAGCGATGATTTCCGGTTGCCCGGTCTCAGTGCTGTAAGCCGTTAAACCGCGATAATCTGCAATAGTTTCCCATTGTTTTTCATCCGCGCTGCGCACCAGTGCAAAGCCATCACCCGGTAATGCTGGCTTATCGGCATAACCGAAAGCAGGCAAGCCCACACCCGCGGCTAAATATTCCATTGTTACCGACTGAAACTCGCGTTGATGAGGCTCCACGCTGTACACCGTGAGCCAGCCGGCAGCGGTAGCAATGCCGTTTTTATTCAGTTTTGCGACAGGTAATTCAGTATTGTATTTGCTCATTATGCTGCTCTCACAATGTAGTTAAATGCGATGTTGCGTGGTCGGTTTTCTGATGCGGTGGGGACTACACGAGAGGTGTCAAAGCCATACGACATCACATCGTGGAAAGTATTGTCACCTCCCCAATGCACCCATGAGGTTTTTTCAGGAGTGGATTTGTAATAGATCGCGCCACCCTCGCCACCTAAGCCATTAATTGAACCAGTAATATTTCTGATAGCGTCGCCCTGTGCAGAAAAAATGGCTCGCCCCGCGTCCACTCCGCGCCCGGCGTCCCAGCCACGAATAAACTCACCGCGCAGGTCGGGTAATTTGCCCGATGGGTAAGCCGCAGCCAGATAGGGATACAACGCCTTGTCAAAGGCCGCACCATTACAGATAAGCCAGCCAAGCGGGGCGCTCGTCAGAGGCCACGGCTGAGGAATACCAACAGGGGAAACGTCAGCACCGTTGATGACAAAGCTCCCGTCCTGCCGGAATTCCAGCCATGCCGTTTTATCGCCGCCTTTGATTTCAAAACCGATAAAAGCCCTTTTCCCCACCATTTCAGTGAATCTGATTTTTCCGTACTGCTCACCAACGCCCAGCATAAACAGACCATCAGTCTGATTGAATTTCTGGCTTCCGTCGGTGTAGGCATACGCCCCACTTTTGGTGATGGCGTCCTTTCCGGGCACCTTGAGGTTTTTCGTGGAAAAGTTGTCAGTCGCCCACCCGTCGGCATTGCCCTGCATTTGCATGGTGCTATCAGTGCTGGCGATAGGGCGTAAAAATACACCCGCTTTCGTTCCCGCCCCCGACTCGCTACTGATAACCAGCGCACCATTCGCGTTATCCCTGAGCACCGTCGCTGCACCGAGCGTAATCAGAGATTCCGTACCCGATTTACCGACCTGCAGCGCCCCCGAAACACCGAGACGCCCGGTAATATCACCACCGGCTAAAGAGAGGTATTTCGACAGTTCGTCCTGATTACCGACCCGCATCAATGTCCATCCGCTAGTCGTATTGTTATATCGGGTACCGATAAAAGAAATATTCCCTGCGTTGTGAGAAATAAAAATAACGGTGCACCCGTAGCTGTTATCCCTGACACCTAAACAATGCGCGTAAACATACTCCCCTTTACCGTTTGGCAGACCGGTAGGAATATTGGTACAACTCTCCATTTTGAGGAGCAAAGACTCACCGGCGCGGAAAATACGTGTTTTAAAATCAATCGCAGTGGTGCTGATTTTATCCGCCCCCAGACCAAAGCCGCCGACGCCAATCACCTGACCCGCGCCTGTTCCGACATCTTTTGTCGCTGCGCTTCCCAGCTCCAGCGAGCCACGCGCTTTTGATTTGTCGGTCAGTTCTGACAGGTTATTTTTTGCCTGCAAATACTGAGGATGCGGGTTAGCCTCCGCCAGGTGGGCTTTCATCGCCTTGTCCATATAGAGCCTGACCTCAATCGCGGTATCGTCCACATACTGACGGGTAGCCAGCACGACTGCCGGATCAATTTTGAGAGTGATATTGTCGGTGCTGCTGGTAATCAACACCATGCGTACGGTCTGCGTGCGTCCACTCCCCTCCGCCAGCTGCGGCTTGTAACTCTCCGGGCAGTTGCCCACGGCGATCAGTGCGCCGGTTTCATCGAACAGACCAATTTCGCGTATCCACCATCCTCCCTCAGTTTCTGGGATCACCTGCTCAGCAATAATCTGGCTACTGTTCTGCGGATCGATATACAGCATATTGAGGGAAGCCCGGCGCTTTTCAGCAACCAGCTTTGTCTGTTGTGCGCTGGGCGTGGGCAGCACGCCGCCACCATCGCCTACCGCCATATGGGTAATTTTCAACGGAACACCGAGCGCGGCGGCGCTTGCCAGTTTCGCCGCGCCGATATCCGTCAGCAGGGTATAGAATTTTGCGCTCATGGATTCACTCTCATTGTGTCAATAACATGGACTGCCCCGCCCTCGTAAGCGGTGCCGCCGGAAATAATGGTTTCGTTGATATACGGGTAAACCGTAATTTCTTCACCCGTGTAAGTGGCAGCCCCCACAAAAAAGGGACCACTGCTCTGCAGGTTAATGGACATACCGATCAGGTGGCGGCTGCAGGGTTTGGCGTCACTAATCAGGCGCTCCAGCTCCAGATAAGTTTCTTCTGTGATCCCCTGCTCCTGCACGCCAATGTCCAGACGAAACGTGCCCGGTTGCTCGCCGGTCTGCCACCACTCAATGATGCGGATCAGGAAGCCGAACGGCTCCACCACGCGCCGCACGGCGCTGGTTGTTCCCTTATGCTGATGAATATAGAAAGCGTCCTGTACTACCCGGCGCTTGACACTCTCCGTCCAGCTTTCGTCCCAGCGGTCAACGGAAAACGCCCACGCCAGATACGGCAGAAAGCTGACCGGACACGTTGCCGGGTTCCATAAATCGCGCAGCGGCACCTGCAGATCGGAAATCCCGCTGCAGGTCTGCGCCAGCCGACGCTCAAGCGGCGATGAACCGGGCGGCAGCAGACTATTCATCCGTGCCCCCGTTGGTTACGCTCCATTCCGTACAGGATGCCGCCTGCGTCTTATCCAGCACCACATCATCCAGCGGGGAGGCCAGCTCCACACGCTGAACCCCCTCAACGTGCAGCGCGGCATAAATGGCACTGCGACGGATATCACGGCCCAGCCGCGTCTGACTGGCGATATACTTCTGCAGGCTGGCTTTTGCCGCCGCCATCACCGGCTCAGCTTCCGGCCCCGGATAAAGAAAGATCGTCGCATCCACGGTGTACGGAATTATTTCAGCGCTGCGCACCGTCAGTCGGTCTGCCACCGGGCGCACGTTCTCGCTGTTAAGCGCCTGCTCCACCACCGCCAGCAGATCAGCCTCTGCCGCACCATCACCTTCACGGCTCAGTACAGTAAGTACCACCTCCGCCGGTGCCGGGCTGGTTGCGCTGGCATCTGCCACACGCCCGTCCGCGCTTCTGGCGTGAAACTCATAGGCCGCCGTCGGCCCCGCAACGGACAACCCCTCAAACGCAGCCGGAACACGCAGGCGCAGCGCTTCATCGCTTTCCATGACGGCAGCAACCGGCGGCACTGCGTCGTTATCGGCAGGCGTTACCGTCAGGCGTTTCACGTTGTAGTTGGCTGCCAGCTGATCGAGATCGCCACCGATGGCATACGCCACCATGACCGCCTGCGCGGCCTCATTAATACGCTGGCGCAACAGGATTTCGCGGTAGGTACTTTCCTGCAGCAGCTTGGTGACGGGTTCAGATTCCAGCGCCAGCGTGCGCCGTACCACGTCCTGCTCATCCAGCGGATAAAGGGCCACAAAAGCGGCCTTGCGCTCAGCCAGCAGCGTCTCAAAATCCGGCACATCCACTATCTGCGGCGCGGGCAGTTGGGAAAGGTCAATGACTGCCATTTTCTGCTCCTGTTGATACGGAAAGGGAAACCGGCGCGCCGTTATTACGCTGCCCGGTAAGCTCAACCACCATGGAGCCGTCAAAATTGCTGCTGATGGTGATGGAATCCAGCGTAAGCCGTGGCTCCCAACGACTCAGCGCCACATAGACCGCAGACATGACCTGCAGGCGTAACGCCGGATTCTGCGGCTGGTCAATCAGGGCGGACAGCAGGGAACCATATTCCCGGCGGGCAATACGGCTGCCCTGCGGCGTCAGCAGAATATCCCGCACTGACTGGCGCAGATGGTCCGTATCAGTAATAGCTTTGCCGTTGCCCTGGCTCATGCCGATATACAGCGTCATACCGGGCCTCCTGATGTATCGCCGCCGGACTTCACGCCGGTGTGACCGTGTTTATCCACCACGATCCCGTTAGAACTCATCGCGCCGCCGCCTTGGGTGACGCTGCCATTGATCACCATCTCGCTGTTAATGCGCGTGGTGTCAGCCTCCACCACAAACTCACCAGTTTTGAGGGTGATATTGTCCGCCGCCTCGATCACCATGGATTTGATGCCCCGGACATGCCACCGCCCGGTGGCGGGTTCATACTCAAACCAGCCTCCGTCCGGGTACTCCGTCACGCAGCCGTCCACGGAATCCGACGGCGGCGCAAACTGATTGGAGTAGATGGCAGGCAACGCAAAAGCGGTTTCCAGATTGCCGCCCATACTCAGCACCACCACCTGCTCATCCGGCGACGGGCACCACCATGTACGGGCACCACCGGCACGCAGCGTCAGCCAGTTAATCCAGTTGGTTTCAAGCTCGCCCACTTTCACCCGGCACAGCCAGTTTTCCCGATCCACTTCGGTCACGGTGCCGGTGCGGATCAGGTTGGTGATAAGGCGCATGATTTCGGTCAGTTGTGCATTCATAACGAAAGGTTGCCATCAGAGGGATAAGGGAGGCAGCGCGGGCGCTTGTGCCAGCGGTGGCACAAAGATCACCCCGCCAGCCAGCGCAGCAGAGTGTCACGGGTGATGGTTTCCACCTCATCATTCACGCCCAACAGGCGGCGCTCTGCGTAGCGGACCTCCGGGCCTTTGCGGCTGACGCGATCCCGCAGTCCGTAATGGTGAACACGGGCAATGCGCTGCACCTTGCCATCAAACTGCACGCTGGCGGAGTCTGCACTGGCGGTGGTTTTCAGGTATTTTGTGGTGCGAAGCTTTGCAAACATCTGGCGTTTGATGCGACCCTTCTTGCTGCGGGCTGTCACCCGGCGTGGCTCATAGCCGCTGCCGTCAGGATTACGCTGCAGCCTGATGTTCTGCTGCTGCGTCCGGCGCAGCTGTTGCGCCAGCTGCCGCATCATACGGCTGCGTGCGGCGGGTTCCAGATTTGCCAGCAGCGCCGTCAGCCAGTCATCCACCCTCTGCAGTTCATCCACGTTTCACCGTCCACATTTCCTCTGGTTCGTCCGGCTCCGGCACCGCTTCAACGCTCGACACGCTGCCGTCAGTGCTGACCAGCACACGTTCCGTCAGTTGCAGGTTCATGCTGATATCGCACACATCGTTGCGCAGAATATCCACTTCAAAAGTGAACAGTTTTTCACGCAGCTCCGGGTTATTGATAGCGTCCGGCTGGTTGTCATTTAGCCACAGCAGCACAGGAGCCATCAGCAGATTCTGGTCACCGCTGAAATCCTCGATCACCACGTTCAGGGTGTAGCGGTATTCCCATGACATGGAGCTGGCCCCGGTTGCCACCAGTGAACCGTTATCAACGAAAAGGTGCAGTTTGTCCGGGTTGTCCCGGACATAGGTAACCGCTTTATTCAGGGCGCTGCGTAAGGACTGCGGTTTGTTCACTGTCTCGCTCCTGACACGCAATAATCATGTCCACTTTGTCAGCACAGACCGCCCAGGCGGCCTCGGTTTCATCCAGCACCGCATTCAGATCGCCGTTACTGCGCGGCGCTGACCTTTCCAGGCGGCACTGCGTCACTCTGGGACAACCACTCACGGTAAGCTGCACCTCCGGCGAGGGCCGGACGCTCCCGCAGCCGGATAATGTCAGCAGGCAAAGGAGTGTCAGCCCAGCGGCGCAAATCCTCGTTTTCACGTTTTAGCTCCTCGATCCGGCGCTGACGGTTGCGCAACAGTGCGGTGGTTTGCTCCGCTGCCGCATAAAGCCTCGTCTGCTCCCGGCTGTTGGTTTCGGTCAGAATGGACAGGCCGATCAACTGGCTGTTTTTCTTCGTCAGCTCCTGCTTTTTGCTTTTCAGCGCCGCGCCCAGCGTCTCGATGGCGTGGCTGGCATTGTTAAGCCGCCACGACTGCCAGCCCAGCGCCGCAAGTGCCAGCGCCAGCACTACCGCCAGCGCACGCATCAGGCCGCCATCAGCTCATGAAGCTGCGCGCGGGCAATCTGATAAAAAACCAGCGTCAGCAGGTAAAACACCAGGGTGATCATCCATCCCGAAAACGCCAGGCACAGAACAATAAGCAACCTGATAACCCAGGTACGCACGGGTTTTACGGGGTGCGCCCTGAATTTGATTAATGCCGACCTGACCTCATCGCGCGCCCGCTCTCCGGCGAACCACCCGACAGCGCACAGCGCAGCAAGTAGCCAGGCGAAGAAGCATGACACCCAGACAGACGCACCAACCAGAACCGGCGCACCGCTGCGCGGATACAGCAGACTGATAACCAACAGCGCAGCCCATGCCAGCTGGAAAAAAACGCTCATGACTTTCTTTTTCATTCCGTTATGCTCCTTTTAAACACCAGGCCATTTCCCGCGCGCGGCGATTGTCCAGCCCCTGATTAAACACACCTTTGACATATACCCAGCGCGGCAGCTGATGGCAGGCATCTGCCCAGCGCCGCTGGTTCAGCAACTTAACCAGCGTGGAGCTGCAGGCGTTGCCGGTACCCACGTTGAAAGCAAACGACACCACCGCGTCATAGACTTTTTGCGGCATCGGCTGCACCACACATTTATCCAGTGCCCGCTCCACGCGCAGCACGTTGGTGATAAGTCCCTGCGCCGCCTGCCGTTCCGTGATGGTTTTGCCCGGCACCACACCGGACGTATTGCCGATCCCGTCGGTCCACACGCCCGCGCTGCACTGATAAGGCTGCAGGCGGCACCCCTCGTAATCGGCAATCAGTTTCAGCCCCTCAACGGAGGTATGAAGCGACTGGAAACCGGGCAGCGTGGCAGCAATAGCCAGCACCGCCCCGACAAGACAGCGCTTAACGATTGAAGGATTCATATTCCCCCCGCGAAATCTTGCCGCCACGTAACAATTTGAAAGACTGGTGTTTGTAGTACCAGTTGATAGCCAGCATCAGCACACCAATCAGTACACCGCCAACCGTTGACGCATCCTTGAGCGACAGATCGCCCAGCCATGCCAGCAGCACGGCGATGCAGTAAGTGATAAAGGCGCTGATTCGTTCAAGCGTCATAATTCAGTCCCATAGCTGGACGGTCTGCGCCGTGGTTGACGCCGTAATGTCCGGCAGCTCCACCTGCAGCCCGTGCGGTAAAAATGGGCCGTACTCAGCCAGCCCCGGATTTGCCTGCAGAACCTGCTCAGTGACACCCTGCGTGCGCCCGTAATGACGCCAGCAAAGCGCGTCCACCGTGTCATACTGATGCGCACGCACTTTCATCAGATAAGCTCCACCGTACAGTGCGGTGCATCCTGCACCCGGCTGATTGCCCAGCGGGCATCACGCCACAGATCGCCGCTGGCCTCCGCCAGCTCCTCCCCTCGCTTCACGCCTGACGCCGTGGCGTCATAGTCCTGATAACGCTCATTGAGCACAGCGCGCGCCCAGCAAAAAACAGCGTTGTGGTAGTGCTGGATACGCTCGCTTTTGCCGTCCAGCATTTCTGCAGGAACGTCTGCAAGTGTCTGCCAGCCCAGCATCTGCTGACGGTGGCGGAAGTCGTACAGCTCAGCGTTAACCTCAGAAATAGCCGTCAGCACAACCTGCTTTAAACGCGGCTGCGTCACCGTGCCGTCAGTACGCATCACACTGCGAAATTCCGACAGGTCCACATCAGGCCAGAACGGCGTATTTTTGATGACCTCCGCCTGTTCCGGTGCCTGTTCGGGCGCAACAAACTTCATGCGGCTTTCTCCTGAATAAGTGGGCGGTGGACGGAATTTTGATGTGGCAGTGCCTTTCGCCACCCCGTGCCGCCCGTGCGCGGGGCACGTTCTTTAGCGGCTGTCATTGCGCAGTCTGCGCTCCAGCTGCTGCTTTTCTTTTTTAACGCCACAGCGGGGATCGAGCTGCAGCGCATGGGTAAGGTGATTCAGGGCAGATGCCGGGTTGCTTTCGCTCAGTACAGCGCCGATGGCTTTATGCAGACGCGCCCGCGACTGGTCCGGCATATCCAGATCGGCTGTCAGGTCCAGCGTCTGCAAAAGCAGATCGGCATCAAAACCGGCAGCGGCTAGCAGAGCGCTTTGCGCCGCGTCTGCCATTTCTTCTGCCAGCACGGTCTGCACGTTGCGGTTGCCCAGCGGCATCACCCAGCCATGGCGCAGCGCATGACGCCCGATTTCCAGCGCACCGGCATAATCACCGGCATCGATACGCCACAGCATCACGTACATCAGCACGTCATCCTGCTGCGCACCTCCGGCAGCCAGCACCCCCTCCGCCCAGGCGGAATATTTCGGCAGTAGCTCCACCTTGATTTCCGCCTTTTTCACCGTGGACTGGACGCCCTTGAGGCGGCGGCGGTCTTCTGCAAGTTGCAGCAGCATCAGGTCATAGCCCGACGCATGGCGAACACTGCCGCCCTCACGGGCGGCCTGTTCGGCCTGAATGCGCAGGCGGTGCTGCCGTGCGGGACTCAGGCTCATGCGTTATTCCCCACCTTCCGGTGCGGCAGGCGCGCTGAAATCACCGATTTCGATGTTTTCAACCAACGCCGCGCAGCGGTAGTCCTCGACCACATACGCCTCGTTGACGGATTCAAAGTTTTCAATCCGGTCACGTTTCGGGTTGTCGATAACAGAACGTCGGCGGGTGTCTTCCTGCCAGTAGATGGACAGGTTATCCAGACGGGTGATCAGCAGAGCTTTTGCCGGGAAGAAAGGCGCGCGTACAGCCTGCAGGCCGCCCATACGTTTCTGACTGATGATCAGATCGGCAGCGATTTTCTCGCTGTTGTCCTGCTCTTTGTTGACCAGCGGGAAATATTTGTCAGAAAGCAGTTCACGTCCGCAGACGACAACCAGATCGTCATCATCCTGATAAACCACATCGATCAACTCATTGACGGCATCCATCACCACGGCGTCCAGGTTGGCATAGTCGCCCCCTTTCCCCACCTTGACCGCGCCTGCAGTCGTTGCACCGTCTTTTGTTGTGCTGCCCATGACGTGATCCGGCGCGTCTTCGCGGATTTTTTGCAGCCAACCTTTATTGACGTCCTGCAGCAGCGGGTTTTCAGCACGATTGGAGGTTTTGGCACGCTTCACGCCGTTAAAGCCGATCATGATGCGGTCCAGTGCCTGACGCTTAACAATGGCGTTGCGGATACGCACCTGGAAGTCCTGGAATTTCGCCCACAGGTCCAGTTTTGCGTAGGTCAGCACCGTATCAAAGTTGGTCTGCTCGCATTTGTATTCCACGTCTTCCATCAGCGTCGGATCGGTAGGCTCGCGCTCTTTGGTGGTGGTATCGGTGGTCCCGGCAATGGTGCTGCCAACGCCCAGCCCCAGCAACTGCCCGGACTGCTCAGTGACCGGCGTGATGTTAATCAGCGTCAGGAAAGCAGCGGACTGCTGGATCTGGTCTTCCAGCGTCTGCTGCACAGACGGCTCTACGGTGAACTTGCTGGACAGTTCTTCAACTTCCACACCGTTCAGACGCGCCAGTTGCTGCAGGTAAGCGTTAAAGGCAAAGCGGGTATTCTTTTTCATCGGGTTTTATGCTCCATCAGCAATTGGTCAGGGTGCCTGCCGGTGCGTCACCGCCCGGCGCGCGCTGGCGGTAGTCTTTACGGCTGTCCTCACGGCTCAGCTTCTGCTCAAGCTCGGCAAAGGCGGCCTGCTGCTCCTGCAGTGAGGACTCCAGCTCAGAAAGGCGCTTGTCCTGTTCGGTCAGGGATTTATCCGTGCGCTCGCTCAGGTTCTGCTGCTCGGTGGCAACCAGTTCCACGGCTTTATGCACGTCGGAGAAACTCGCCTCATCGGTCTGCTCTTTTTTGGTTAACAGCGCGGTGATGCGGGCAAAGAGGGACGGCTTTTCGTCCTGGGCTTCTTCCAGTTCGATCAGCGTTTCAACTGCTTCCGAAAACAGGTTTTCAGGGTTCTGCTTACGGTTCGCCAGCGGGTTATGCGCGGCGCTGGCGCTGAATGCCAGCATTTCGGTGCCCAGACTCGCCGGATCATCCGTCGCACCCAGCCCCACAAGGTAGGCTTTGCCGGTGTCGGCAAACTTCGTGCTGACCTCCATGGAGGTGAAAAGCTTCTGGCCCTTTTTCACCAGTTCCACCAGGGCGTCCGTGGGTTCGATGTCGGCATAAAGCGCCATCTTGCCCGCCAGCGGCCCGTCCTTGATTTCTTCTGCAACCAGCCCCGTTACCCTGCCGTAGCGGTTAAAGGTGCTGTCCGGCAGATAAGACTTGATGTGCTCAAGGTTAATCAACGCGGTATAGACCGTCGGGTTGTAGCTGGCAGCCATTTGTACCAGCCACTCACGCTGGATCTCGCGTCCGTCAGTGGTGGCACCTTCCACCCCGATGCGGAAACGCTTTGCTTTCACTGTCATGAGCCGTGCTCCGTTAGAAAAAACTTACTGGAGCCTTATGTTTGCGGTGATGGGGGGAGTGAAACAACGCGCGGTACTTGTACGGTCAGCCATACAAACCGCAGCCGGGGAAAGCCGTCAGGCTAGGCCGTATGTTGGGGGCCATGAACACGACACTGACCCCCGCAGACCTCGATCCCCGTCGGCAGGCTATGCTGCTGTACTTTCAGGGATACCGCGTAGCCCGCATTGCTGAAATGCTGGGCGAAAAAGTTGCAACCGTTCACAGCTGGAAGAAGCGCGATAAATGGGGCGAGTATGGGCCGCTGGATCAGATGCAGCTCACCACCGCCGCCCGTTACTGCCAGCTCATCATGAAGGAGCAGAAAGAAGGGAAAGACTTCAAGGAAATTGACCTGCTTGCGCGCCAGTCAGAGCGCCACGCCCGGATCGGTAAGTTTAACGATGGCGGGAACGAAACAGACTTAAACCCGAAAGTTGCCAACCGTAACAAAGGGCCACGCCGCCAGCCCGAAAAGAATGTTTTCACTGTTGAACAGACCGAAAAGCTGGAAGAAATCTTCTGCAACAGCATGTTTGAATATCAGCGCCACTGGTGGCAGGCGGGCGTTAAACACCGCATTCGCAACCTGCTTAAATCACGCCAGATCGGGGCAACATACTTTTTTGCCCGTGAGGCGCTGATTGACGCCATCACCACGGGGCGCAACCAGATTTTTCTCTCAGCCAGTAAGGCACAGGCGCACGTTTTTAAGCAGTACATCATCGACTTTGCAAAAGAGGTGGATGTTGAGCTGAAAGGCGACCCGATGACCCTCAGCAACGGCGCGTGCCTGTACTTCCTCGGCACCAACGCCCGCACGGCGCAGAGCTACCACGGCAACCTGTACCTTGATGAATATTTCTGGATACCGAAATTCCAGGAGCTGCGCAAGGTTGCCTCCGGTATGGCCATTCACAAGAAATGGCGACAAACCTACTTTTCCACGCCGTCCAGCCTGACCCACAGCGCCTATCCGTTCTGGTCCGGCGCACTGTTCAACCGGGGCCGCGCCAAAGCGGACAAGGTGGATATTGACCTGACCCATAGCAACCTTGCGCGCGGCATGCTCTGCCCGGACGGACAGTATCGCCAGATCGTCACCGTGGAGGATGCGGTGCGCGGCGGCTGTAATCTGTTCGACCTCGACCAGCTGCGCATGGAGTACAGCCCGGACGAATACCAGAACTTGCTGATGTGTGAATTCATTGACGATCTGGCGTCAGTGTTCCCGCTTAGCGAGCTGCAGGCGTGCATGGTGGACAGCTGGGAAGTCTGGACCGATTTTCAGGCGCTGGCGCTGCGCCCGTTTGGCTGGCGCGAAGTCTGGATCGGATACGACCCGGCGAAAGGCACGCAGAACGGTGACAGTGCCGGGTGCGTGGTGGTGGCACCACCAACCGTGCCGGGCGGTAAGTTCCGCATTCTTGAGCGGCACCAGTGGCGCGGGATGGACTTCCGAGCCCAGGCTGACGCCATTAAAAAGCTGACACAGCAGTACAACGTGACCTATATCGGCATCGACTCAACCGGCGTTGGTCATGGTGTTTACCTGAACGTAAAAGACTTTTTCCCTGCAGTACGGGAGTTTGTCTACAACCCTAACGTCAAAAACGCCCTGGTGCTCAAGGCATACGACATTATCAGCCACCGCCGTCTGGAGTTTGACGCCGGGCACACCGACATTGCGCAGTCCTTTATGGCTATCCGCCGCGCCACCACCGCCAGCGGCAACCGCCCCACCTACGAAGCCAGCCGCAGCGAAGAAGCCAGCCATGCGGATTTGGCCTGGGCAACGATGCACGCACTGTTTAACGAACCACTGCAGGGCGAAGCCGCCAATACCAGCAACATTGTGGAGATTTTCTGATGCACTCAACCCCAACTAACCTCATGACCACCGCCAGCCTGCCTGTAGATCGCCCTTTCTTTTCTTATCAGCATGAATGGAATAGCGGCGCACGCAGCAGAAACCGCGTGCTTACAAAAATGCGTCAGGCTGGCGCAGATTTCTTTTTCGCCTACGAAGCCCTGAATGATGCGCTGCATACCGGACGAAACCAAATTTTTCTGGGCTGCTCCCCGGCATCTGCCCTGACCGTCAAAAACTATATGTCAGCCTTTTTAGAGCAGGCCGTAGCCTGGACACACCCAGGAAAAATAAAATCAGGTAAAGCGCATCTGGAACTACCAAACGGTGCGGTCATTTATTTTATCGGGCCGGAAAGTCTCGCTGCCGCGCTCCATGGAAACGTCTACGTGTCAGAATATGCCTGGGCGGATTCCCCGAAAAATATGATTGCACTCGCCAAAGGCCTGTCAATGCACGCGCGTTATCACGCAACCTACTACACCACCCCAAGCCCCAGCCCGGAAGCATGGCAGGAATACAAAAAGCTGATTGCCAGCAACAACACAACCAGAATGATTTTTACGGCTGAAGACGCCGCAACGTCAGGGGCAACGCTCTTTGATGATGAATGGCTGAATACAATGAAAAGCGAATTATCAGCAGCGGACTGGAAAATGTTGTTTATGTGCGAATGGCCCCAGGCTGATAAGGAGCAGGTGGCATGAGCAAACGCAAAAACCGGAATAACCGCGCAGCGGTAGATCACAACGCTAAATCAGGCGGCGCGGCGGCGGAAGCATTCAGCTTTGGCGACCCGGTGCCGGTGTTAGACCGTCGGGAATTGCTGGACTACGTGGAATGCGTGCAGATGGACCGCTGGTATGAGCCGCCGGTGAGTTTTGACGGGCTGGCGCGGACCTATCGCGCCGCCGTGCATCACAGCTCACCGATTGCCGTAAAGCGTGACATTCTCAGCAGTACCTACATCCCGCACCGCCTGCTCAGCCAGCAGGCTTTTGCCCGTTTCGTCCAGGACTATCTGGTGTTCGGTAACGCCTATCTGGAAAAACGCACCAACCGGCTCGGCGGCGTTCTCTCACTGGAGCCAGCACTGGCGAAGTACACACGGCGCGGCGTGGACCTCGACACCTACTGGTTTGTGCAGTATGGACTGACCACGCAGCCCTATGAATTTACGCAGGGCAACATCTTTCATCTGCTGGAGCCGGATATTAACCAGGAGATTTACGGGCTGCCCGGCTATCTCTCCGCCATTCCGTCAACCCTGCTCAACGAGTCCGCAACGTTGTTCCGCCGGAAGTATTACATCAATGGCAGCCACGCGGGCTTCATCATGTACATGACCGACGCAGCACAGAATCAGGAAGACGTGAACAATATCCGCCAGGCAATGAAAAGCGCCAAAGGACCGGGCAACTTCCGCAACCTGTTTATGTACTCGCCCAACGGTAAAAAGGACGGTATCCAGATCATCCCGTTGTCGGAAGTTGCGGCAAAGGATGAATTTCTGAACATCAAGAACGTGAGCCGCGATGACATGATGGCAGCGCACCGCGTACCACCGCAGATGATGGGCATTATTCCCAACAATACCGGCGGCTTTGGTGATGTGGAAAAGGCCAGCCGCGTCTTTGTCCGCAACGAGCTGATGCCATTACAGAAGCGACTGCAGGAGCTTAACGACTGGCTGGGCGAAGAGGTGATAAAGTTCGCCCCTTACACTTTGGACATTGACTGATAAAAAAAGGCGCCGACTTGGGCGCCTTTTATATCTTACTGGTTGTTAGCAAGCTGCACATACACCGTCAAATCCAGCAGACTGAACCTTCTTTGTTGCAACTTCGTTACTGCGGCGCTGGATTACTTTAGCAATACTCTTCAGGATTGAAGGTGAAGCGTTACGGACTTTAACTTGGCTAAGTACCTTCGTAACACCAAATTTCACAACCAACACACCGAAAATCTCATCTGAGTAAGACTCAGAAATCGAGTATACACCGCTCAAATCCAGATCCACTGAGCTGCCATTTTTGATGAGGACTTCAATTTTGTGCCGTTGAGGGATAGCCTGATTGCGCGAAGCCAGGTCACCCTCGGGCAACTTGTATGCGATTCTGTTCATTACTCCCCTCCTAACGCCCGCATGATTTCCATAAGCTGAGGATCATTTTCTTCGTTATCTTTATCAACAGCCAGTTCATTAATCTTAAAACGACAAGAAATAGCCACTCCAGGCCAAGCACTTCTCAACTCAGTGTAGATTACTTCGTCACCACTTGCCTCTAAGCATACATTTCCTGTAGCCAGTTGCAATTCTCCGTTGTAAGTTTTAACCAATTTCATCAAGTGATGAAGGCCAAGCCCTTGATGATTATTCTCTTTTTCTTTTACTTTAACGCCCGCACCGAACAGGTTACCTCCCATGTAGTCACCAGGTACCTGCTGAGCCCAGTCATCCTGCAGATCGGCATGCTTTGAGGAGTTACCCTCTTGTATGCACCATTCAATTGCGTCCTGATGTGACGCTATACCAGGGATATCAGCCCGCCTTAACTCTCTCAAAAAACCTAACCCGCAGTCCGCCAGGGAGAACTCGAGGTAATGCTCTCTTCTTTGCGTATACGGAACAGCAGATCGTTGAGCAAATGAGAAACCTGACGATTTTCCGTGCGACCAAACGTTGTCATGCAACTCTCCGATAACATGCGTCAGGTCGGTTAGCCCCTTCGGATAGTCTCCCGGAGCTCGCCCAGGAAAAGTTAACTGTCTAACGCAATTATTGATACTGCTTGTAGCGATATCTACCGCATCAACACTAGTAAGAGCAGTAACTAAGCTGTAATGCCGGCCTACGTTTACCCTTTCCTGCTGATACCTGTCTGTCCCCCAAAGAGCACCGTGCAGATTGATTGCACTCATATAGTCTGGGCCAGGTAAAGAGCAGTTTTCTTCGGTAATCCGATGATGGTTAATATAAGCTGCCAATACAGTTATAAATCCTGGGTGGCAGTGGTTGTTAGGCAAAAGCAACTCGTTAGTGTCTTTATTATGAAATGCTGCTGTATGCAAAATACCGTCTTTTAATCCTAACCCCATTGACTGAGCCTTTTTTGTTCATTTTTGCTCATCATATAACTTCCACCTTGCCAGAGCAAAACCATCCAAGATTTTGATTGCCCCCCTCCATTTAAAGCGGCAGCGCGCGCTCGTATCCCCGCCACGCCTGCCCACTTTGTGTAGTGGTTTTCATGCACCTGCATGACATAAGCAAAAGCCCGCCAGTTCTGGCGGGCCTCAGCAAAAACGATCCTTAAACGATCATGCGATTTCATGCGGCATAGCCATGCACTCTCGTATTTTTCAGGTTAGCCTGAAATCTTCATCAAAATCCATAAAGTTTTCAGCAACTCTGGATGAGAGAATAATGTACTCAATGCCATCACTCAGAGTAACAGGGTGCTCAAGTTCAAGCATAAAAACACCATCATAGGTTTTACCTAACCAGAAACCTCCGCCATAAACTCTGGGCCGCTGGAACAACACCCAACCACCCTGGACATAATGCGGTAGCGGTTCATATCGATAAACCACTTGATAATTACTATCTTTCAGCCCCATAACTAACGCCTCGCATAGCTCGTTGTTCAACCTTGCAGACGGTAAAAACCAGTTTTATCGTCTGCAACGTTCGCTAATGTAACCAGCTATCGTCCTCCCAGACCTGCTGCATAATCTCCATCACTCGCTTTTTGTCTTCATCCAGTTTTAAGCCGCTCAGCTCAACGCCATTAGCGCTACCTTTGCGGATACGAATTGCTGTTTTGGGATACAAAGGGCGCAAATTACGGTAAAGCTCGGATTCAAGGGCGTCCAGTGTGGCCTGGCTAATCTTCTGCTCTTTATCGATCATTATTTCAATGCGCATACAGATTTACCTTAACTGGTTACATCCATCGACCGGCTGTATTCATGGCTACGAATTTTCGCCATCAACTCGTCAGTCAGTTCTGACACCCACTGGATAGCCAGCCGCTTTTCTTCGTCGCTGCACTCACTAGCCGCTACAAGCTTGATAAAAAAATCAATGCGCTGGAGCTTCAGCGACTCCAAAAGATAATCCTGCATTTTCCCTCCTATCACTACTTCGGATACACAATAACTGTATATATATCCACTGTTTATAATTACAGTATAATAGGAAATACAAAATGTAAAACTGTTTTTTGTCAGTCAATTGGACAGATCTGATGCGGATCAATAAGAGCAAGAATTGTTAAAGCTTTGGCATCAGTACCACTGACACCATTTGTCATCTTCCTGCAGCCGACGGTTGCGGTAAAAAATACGCAGTCCGGCACCTGACGGTATACTGCCGCCGCGCAGAAGCAGGTCAATCTCTGATTCGCTGCCATCGAACCCTCTGGAACTCAGCTCTGCCTCAAGCTGCAGGCGCTGCTGATCCGAAATATTCTGTTTATAGGCTTTTTTCCGCTTCGGTTTTACCAGCCTTAGCCTGGCTGTCAGCTCCCGCCGTTCCTTCTGGCCCATGCTGTGGAGATATTCCTGCAGCTCCTTCTCATCCATGGTTTTAATATCGGGTAAATCACCCCCTGATTTGTTCAGATTTTCAACAGGGGGACAGTTATTGCCACGAGTCCAAGGGGCGCAAGCGCCCTGGTCGGCTGTCGCCTCCTGAACGTCAACGGCCTTACGAACCTTTTTCCACTTCACCGCGTGCGTGCAAATCTTGCCCTCTACAATCGGGGACCAGATGCCATAGATACGGATACCGTGATCGCCGTAGGCGCTCGGTTCTTCGTTAAGCTCGTAGGCCGTGCGGACAAGGTGATGTTTGCGGGGAACCAGTACACCGCCCTGCTTCATGATGTAGGTGGCAAAGCAGCCCGCATCAGCCGCCGCCAGTACCGCATCCAGACGCGGATTATCCAGTACCGGCGCGCCCGCTTTGCGTTCACCCTGCACTCTTGCCGCCTGACCAGCCAGCAAGCGCAGCTCGCGGTATGCCTGACGCCCCGGAATACCAAAGAAACGGAACTGCTGGACACGATGCAGTGACGCCCAGGCGCTGACATGCTCGGCGCTGTCACGCAGTGATCTGCCGGTTTCTTTGCTGATTTCTTTAGCCAGTCCGCGCCCGTCGATGTTCTTGCTGATGTATTTGGCGATATAGCTGGTCGGCGTCCCCTTACGCGGGTTGATAAGCTCGGACTTGAAGCGCGGCCCGGTATTGGTGCCCAGCTCCTCGCGGTCTTCACGGATGGCAAACTTACGCAGCAGTGCGGTGATGGAACGGCGGTCTTTTTTGCGCATGAAGCACAACAGATGCCAGTGCACGGTGCCGTCGTGGTGCGGCTCTGCCACCCGGACACCATACCAGCGCAGCCCGGCCTTGTGCATTGCCTTGCGGAAAGCGGCGAACGTATCAACCAGATAGTCACTGCTCTGCCGGACGGTGGCGCTGGTCCACTTCGGATTAGGTCTGCCGTTGTTGAGCGTTGCGTGGAAGCGTGACGGGCAGGTGATGGTATAGAACACTGCGCAGTCTCCGCGCATTTCCGCTATCAGCTCCAGTCCCTTAACACAAGCCATCATTTCATTACGGCGGTGTGCCGGGTTGCTGTTGCTGGCGTTCACCACGTCTTCCATGTCCAGCGTGTCACCGTCTTCGTTGACCAGCTCATGCGAGCGGAAGAACTCCAGCGATTTGCGGCGCTGCTCGCGTTTATGGATCACGGCTTCATAGCTGACATACGGGGACGCTTTTTTGTTGACCAGGCAGACGGCGCGCAGCTGTTCCTCCCGCCATTCGCAGCGCATCTGCCACAGTTTGCTATACCACCAGTCCGCGCACATCATGCGTAAAAGCGAAGGGGGGATCAGCTCATAAGGTACGGGCTTACGGCGGCGCTTCTTCCTGCGCAGTTTCTCAAATGCTGGCGGGATAACGTCAAGCCGCAAGACTTCTGCAGCCATCCTTTCCCATGCCTGGCGGATTTCTTCTGGTTTAACATCGTCGCTGACAAACAGATCACCGCAAGCCGTATCAAGACACATGCTCATATGTGCCGCTACCAGCGTTGAAAGGCGCTTGACCTGATCCTGATTCATTTCAGGCAGTACCAGCAGCCCCTCCAGCCCGTCGTGGCTCGCCATGAACCGGAAAGACGCAGACACCTGACTGTCACGCACGCGCTCCAGCCGCTCAAGACAGGGCCTGATGGTTTCATGCAGGTAGCGGGAATAGGCTTTTGCTCTGCCCAGACTATGGAAATATTTAATCCGCTCCAGCAGAGGCTTGCTGATATGGGACGGCATGGCGTTAACGTCAGCCAGAATGACCAGATCGGGATTAAAACGCTGCTGCTCGTGCGCCATTTTGGCATGGCTAATCAGCCGGTCCTGCTCCATTTCACGCTGGACAGGATCACGGGATTCATTGAAGAAATAGCGTTCCCAGACCTCATCGCTCAGCGCCTCACGGCGCAGCTGCTCCTGCTCGTTATCCGCAGCGTAAAGAGCGATCAGGTTTGAAAGCGCAGACTCCGGCGCAACCTCCGCCGGGTCCAGATAGGGATTAACCGCTTTTTTAGGGTTATTCCATGAAAAGGCCACGGCGGCCTCATTCGAGCCGCCGGGGGTTGATGCATCATGTAATGTGAATTTACTCACTGCCACGCCCGCACCTCAGTTTCCACCGAGATATCTGGACCGGACGCCAGATCGACACCAAACCAGCCTGCTGATTTTGTGGCGATGATTTCAGATGCAGATTTACTCTCACCGGCAGCTACACCCATGCTGCGCTTTGCAGTGATGCGATGGCGGGTAAAATTACGATAAAGCGAACGGGTCAGGGACGTGTCGCTGTTGGACACGATAACCGGATGACCTTCTGATGACCGGCGCTCAAGAATAGACGCCAGATGATACTGATCGTCCTCTGTAAAACCGGCAGTGTGATAACCGCTAAATGTACCATCGTATGGCGGATCACAATAAACAACATCACCAGCCTGCAGCAGCGCCAGTGTTTCATCATAACTGGCACAAATAAACGTTGCGCGTTGAGCCTTTTCTGCAAAAGCGAGTATTTCACTTTCAGGAAAATAAGGACTTTTATAGTTACCGTATGGAGCGTTAAACTGCCCTTTCTGGTTATAACGGCATAATCCACGATAACAATGGCGATTAAGATAAAGAAACATAGCTGCGCGCCATTCTGCGGGCCAGTGGCGATCACAATTAAATTCCTTACGTATACCGTAATAATCCTCTGCGGTGTTATTCTTATCAAATAACCCTTTCGCAATAGTAATTAGTAATTCAGACTCGTTTTTAATGACGCTGTAAAGGCTAATCAGGTCAGGATTAATATCTGCGACAAGATAATGAGGATAGTCTGTCGCCATCATCACAGCGCAGGAACCCGCGAAAGGTTCAACCAGTCGCGGACCAGCAGGAAGGTGCTTAATCAGTTCCGGCATAATGGCGGTTTTATTTCCCGCCCATTTCAGGATAGTGCTCATACAACACCTCCGTTGTAGTGTTTGCCTTTCAGCTCTGCGATTTCCTGACAAGTGACGCAGCACTGCACTCCCGGAATGGCACGGCGGCGAGCTGGGGGGATCGGCGCATCGCAATCAGTACAGAGAACACGGGAAACGCCCGGTGCTTTATTACGCGCGGTGTGGATCTGGCGCTGGCGTTCTTCTTCAACACGCTGCTGTACGAGGTCCATTGAATCAGCCATTAGAGGATCTCCTGCGCTTCTTTCTGGATGTTTTCAGCTGCGACACGCAGCAGCTCTGCAGCCTCAACATGGTTAAGCTGGCGGGAAGCAATACGGCTAGCCAGGCTATCGAGGCGGGCAGCCATTGCTGCAGCTCGCGCGCGGCGCTCTTCCATGCGGGCATCCGTCAGTAACTGGTTAATACCAGCATCATCAGGGCCGCTTTTGGTGAATCGGATTTCAATATTTCGCATGGTTGTTTCTCCTGAATTTGGGCAATAAGAAGCCCGGCGGGTTTACGCCATTAATTTCAGTTGTGGACTAATTCGGCATGGTTAGCCGTTTGGGAAATAAGCTCACCACTGCACGAAAATGATTCATTGCTTTCACCAGTTCCCGCTTTTCGTCAGTAGTCAGATCACTAATATTGACGCCGTGACGTTCTGCCGGGATTTTTGCCATATAAAAAATGGCTGCCAGTGCCCGCTCATTCTGTTTATTATTTACGTCGCGTGGGTCGCGCATATCTTTAATAAACCTTTCAAGCTCCGGCTCAATATTCAAACCAAACACTTTAGCCCTCAATTCCGCAATATGGTTCAGTCCATCCAGGCGTTTACCGGGGCTTAATGGAACAGTCGCCGTAGCGCCTTCAATAGCCATGATTTCCCCTGTTTGGTTGTGGACAGGTCAGCCAGTAGTTCATCCTGAGAACGGCACGGGTGCCAGCGTTTGCCATCCTTCCCCATGATCCAGCCATGACCGTAATGCATTGCCGGACTTTGCTTTACAAGAAGTGATGCAAAAGATGGTTCTTTAGTCAGCATAACCACCTCAGATCAGACCGAACGATGCGCCGAGGCCGGTCACGGTATCCACCGCGCTTGCCATCGCCGGGTTAGCCTGCAAACGCGCCTGCATAGAAACGGCAGCAAGTGCCATCAGACGAGTAACAGAGTTAATGCTGCTGATAACATCGCGGCGGCCTGCGGTAGTTTTCACATCACCAGATACAGCACCGGCAGCAACACGTCCGATTTCAGCAGTAGCGCTCATGACGTAATGCGGCAGCTTCTCTTTTGCTACTTCGTTCAGCGGCACGCAAGGCAGGCAATGAATTTGGGCAAGGAAGCCATCAACCAGCGTGGAATCCTCAGTGATATCCGTCAGCAGCCAAATTTCCGGCGGTGTCAGTTGATGTGGCTGATCCGGGTTCAGCTTGTTGCGCAGCGTCTGGACATTCATTCCGGCGCGTTCTGCCAGCTTCGCCATGTTGTGACGTAGTGCGAAAGCCCGGCAGGCTTCGTCAAAGTGTGGATGTTTGGAAATCTTATAATCAAACATGCAACCCCCTTAGAAAGTTCTCATAATTGAACTTACTAACCTACAACTACGTTGTAGTTAAAGGCTGATTGGTCCATGTTTTTGCGCGCCTGCTCCTTTTTGTATTTGAGATAGAGGATGAATACGCGCCCTTTGTTTTTTTCTTTCTTTTCAATAAAGTTAGCCAGTTTTCCGTTATGAATCATCTGATAAACCGAACCACGGGAATACCCTTCCCATTCAGCAAATTCTGCTGGCGTGGCTATCACTTTTGGTACACGAATTGAAATCTCAGTGCTCATAGTGCAGTATCTCTTAGTTTGGTTTCGTTTTATCTCGTTTTATATGGTTAAGGTTTGTTTTTCAAACCTTGAATGAATATTAAGATCGCATTTTCTATACGTCAAGGGTTTTGCTTATGAGATCAATTAAGGTTGGTAATGACAGCGGAGGCCGCGATGCAATAAACAGGCTGATTAAGGCTTATAATTTCAGCTCGCGGCAACAGCTATGCGACCATCTATCCGTATCAAAAAGCACTATGGCAAACAGATATTTACGCGATAGCTTCCCTGCTGAGTGGGTAATACAGTGCGCACTCGAAACAGGCATTTCGTTGCTTTGGCTAACTACCGGGCAAGGGGATATGCATGATGATAATGGGCACGAAAAAAGGTTTGATTTTGTGACCCCATCAAGTATCAAACCGCTATCTGAGGTGGTAGCTCCTGAGATCGATAAAGCTACGCTTGATGCAGGCGCTTTAGTAGACCACGGAAAAGTTATATTGGATAACAGCCTAATACCGCAAAACTTGACGAATCCGTTACTTGTCCATACTGATGATGGCTCTTACCTCGTAGACCGTAACGCAGCAACTCCTGTAAATGGTGTATGGCTCGTTGATATTGATGGAATAAAAACTATTGCAAAACTCACACGGATACCCGGTAACCGTCTAGTCGTTCAGCAAGGGGACTCATCTTTTGAATGCTCTTTGGACGATATTGAAATTGTGGGACGTGCTCTCAAATCAATTAAGAGTATTTAAATATGACCATCAGGAAGCAGCCAAACGGGAAATGGTTGTGCGAATGCTACCCTAGCGGGCGCGATGGCAAGCGCGTGCGCAAGCAGTTTGCGACGAAAGGCGAGGCCATAGCATTTGAAAACTTCACTATGGATGAAGTGAACAAAAAACCATGGTTAGGTGAAAAGGATGATCGGCGGCATCTGTCAGAAGTGATTGAGCAGTGGCATTCGCTTTACGGACAGACTCTTGCTGACCCCAAGCGCATGATGGCAAAACTTAGCATTATTTGTAATGGTCTGGGCGATCCCATTGCCTCAGAGCTAACTGCTGGCGACTTTACAAAATATCGTGAAGCTCGCCTAAAAGGTGAAGTCAAAAATGAAGATGGTGTGTTTATGTCGCCAGTGAAGCCCCGCACGGTAAACCTTGAGCAACGTAACCTATCATCTGTTTTTGGCACGCTGAAAAAGTTGGGCCACTGGTCAGCACCCAACCCGCTCGCAGGGCTACCAACATTCAAGATCGCAGAGGGTGAGCTGGCGTTCCTAGCACCGGATGAAATTAAACGCCTGCTGGATGCCTGCGCCGATTCTCAAAGCCCCAGCCTGCTGATGATTGCAAAAATTTGCCTAGCCACCGGTGCCCGCTGGAGTGAAGCTGAAAATCTGCAAGGCCATCAGTTATCGAAATACCGAATCACGTACACTAAAACCAAAGGCAAGAAAAACCGAACTGTACCTATATCGCAGGCTCTGTATGACGAACTACCAAAGAACCGGGGAAAGTTATTCACGCCATGCAGAAAAGCCTTTGAGCGTGCAGTTAAGCGGGCAGGCATTGAATTGCCAGAGGGCCAATGCACCCACGTACTGCGCCATACATTCGCCAGCCATTTTATGATGAACGGCGGAAATATACTGGTACTGCGCGATATTCTGGGCCACGCCGATATTAAAATGACGATGGTTTACGCCCACTTTGCGCCTGATCATTTGGAAGATGCTGTTACGAAAAATCCGTTATATTCATTAAATTATTCCAAAGGATAATAGAAATGGAAACCGAATATATACATGATGATTTTAATGATTTATTTGAGAGTCTTGTAAGGACGGAAGATTTAAAACTCCCTTTCACTGTTAAGACAGATATTATAAATGATTTCAAAAATAAATGTGAAATTTACTTTAATACTTTAAATGATTACATAGAAGATAATGACAATGAATTATCTCGGAGATTGAGTTCTAAACTTGATAGAATAACAAGAATATACTTTGGCGTTGTAAACTCTTTGGAATATTTTCTGTCAGGTGATATCAAATCCTCATATGATACTTTCGACAGAACATTCTCTGACCGATTCACAGCTAACTACATCCAGAAAATATCAATCCCCTTAGAGAATATTTGCAATTCTTCAAGGCCTTTATTCAGGGTTAGAAAATCTGATACAGCAGTAAAAAATAGAAATGAAATCTTTCATATACCATTCTCTAAGCGGCACTTGGTAAACGCTCAAAGATACTCGGTTGCTGGCCTACCCTGTTTATATTTAGGTTCATCCCTCTATGTATGTTGGCTCGAAATGGATAAACCTGATTTTGATAAGTTATATATATCATCTTTTATATCCAGTGAAGAAAATTCCAAAATATTAGATTTCACCTCGGAAATTCTCTACTCACGTTTCTATGGTAAGATTGATAATGACAAAATGTCATACATCACAAAGATGTCTTACATTTGTTTAATGCCACTAATTTACGCTTGTAGTTTTGCAAAGATTAACGGCAGCATCTCATTCACTCAGGAATATATAATTCCAAATTTATTAATGCAATGGATTAGCCGTAGAAATAAATCAAACATTGTCGGAATTGCATACAGATCGACAAGAATGATTAAAACAAACCATGGAGAAAAATCTATTAACGTTGTTCTTCCACCTAAAGTTACATATCAGCAAACAATAACAAAAGATTTTTGCCCTAAGCTAGTAAAAATGTTCAAGCTTACTCCCCCCGTTTCATGGCAGGTACTAAAAACTTTAGATTATTCCTTTGAACCAAGTGAGGATGATGGTGTTAGGTCTGCCTCGAGATTCTTAAGAACGAAAGAACGTATATCAGGTATGCAAAGTTTTGATGACAACATTGTCAATCTCTATCCTTTGACTGATTTCTATAGGTTAGAGAAGTGTATGGACAACCTTCTTGAATACGATTCTATCAAAGACAAGAAGTGATGGCGGCAATTTGGCGACAGAGCATTAAAAATGCATAAAACGAACAAATACAAAATAATACTAATGCAATGTTTTTAAACACAACTTACTGTTTTTACTATAGTATAAATGGTATGTAGGAATTTCGGACGCGGGTTCAACTCCCGCCAGCTCCACCAAAATTCTCCATCGGTGATTACCAGAGTCATCCGATGAAGTCCTAAGAGCCCGCACGGCGCAAGCCCTGCGGGCTTTTTTGTGCCTTGAATTTGTCCCGCGAAGTCCGAAGAGAAATCATTAAATCCGAACCTTTTAGGCACCTCATAAAGCTTTATTGTTTTTGAGGTGCCTAAAACTATGGAAACCCGGCAAAAGGGACTGAACACACCCCGGTAGACGATCCTGCCAGTCTTATACTACGAATAAAACCCAGCACCATATATAAAACTCATAAAAATATTATCTAACAACTTAAAGTGAATCAATCGCTATATTTTTAAATATAGAAAGACACTATGTAAAAAATTTGCCGATACCTCTCTCGATCATATAAAACATAGTTTTATATAAGCCCAAATTATAGGTTACACCGACAAAACTCACCCGTAAAAAAACCAAAAGCCAAGAAACAAAAATTACTTGTAGAGATTCATTTGCGAATCACGATAATGTTTTTTACTATCGCCAGGTAGATATCAGGGGGCACTATGAATAATGGATTATATATTGTAATGTCGCCAGTTCAGTTGGCGGCAGTAATGTCTGATAAAACAGTGACAGAAGCGGAGACACTACAAAACAGATTGCTAGGTGGGCTCGATGTAGCAATGAGTACTGTTGAATTAGCCGGAGCTACGATTTTATGCGCGGCTCCTGACCCAACTATGTTGACCAAAGCGGCCTGTGTCGTCGTTGGCGCCCATGGACTCGATAGCCTTCATGCATCAATTGACCAAATCATCACAGGCCGCGATACCCGTACAGCGGCTTACCAGTTAGCTGTTGAAACTGCACGTCAGTTAGGCGCCGACGAAAAGACAGCAATGAGCATTGGCCTGACCGTAGATATTGCTGTCCCGGCTGCATTTGGCCTCGCTTTAGGCGCTGCTCGTGTTGCTTATGTCCGCGCAGGAAATTTTAGAATCATAGATCATGAAGCCGTACGCCCAGTAAAAATTGGCGGTCACACGCTATCCAAACACGTATCGATTTCAGAAAAAGAGTTACTGGAACGTCTGGCGCGAAGCCCTCAGATGAGGTCTGTATCATCATTTTATTCTGTACAACATGCGGAAAAGGCTATCAGTAACGCATTAAAAGCCAATAAACTCAAAGTAGTATATTGGGCAAATTCAGGCGCAGGTTCTCGTCCACTTGAATTGACCTATAAAACCGGTAGTGCAATTGGATACGGGTTCCGGCAGGGACTAAATGTCAAAGAAACCAGTTATACTGTCCGTGTAGTGTTACTGAAACAAGTTTATCAGGGGAAACCGTACTATGTTCTCACGTCTTACCCATATATGGGATAAAAAACCGGGTCGTAAGTACCCTGCCATACAGGATATGCTCACTATTTATTTTAGTAACGAGCACGATGATTTTGGCAATTCGATTAATGAGATTATCGACAGATATCGTGACTATAGTATTTCATCAATTGAAGATGCTAAATTAGAAATTTCCTCTTTATTAGAAATCGAAGATGAAGAAGCGCTTAGCTCCATTATGAAGAAAATTGCGAATGACAGGTTCCATCCCGAACCGTGGGGTGAAACATGGCGTAGCTTCCTGGAAAAAATCCTTTTTTTATTAAAACATTAG